TTATCACTGCAATTATGCTACTCTTACTGAGCCCAGTGCCTTTAGCAACAAAACTATTAGAAAAGTCACATTCCTTACGTCCAAACCCATAGGTATTTCTTATCAGGCAAAGCAATACTCTTATCTGTGCGCCGTTGAAATCAGCATGGAAAACGGCCTCTAACAACTCATTAGCTACCCTGGTATAACCGTCCTCCAGTTGAGGACCACTTACTTTGTCCTTGCCTCCTTCTGCCACATCATCACTCCTGTTCTAATGCATTCCCGGATTCCCACTCTCGGTAAATGGTAATCCAGTCTTTCAATGGCATTGTTACAAGCCATTCACGCTTATTCTTCCGGTGGAATACTGCCGGAAGGTTGCATTCACCAAAAGGAATCTCCTTCGCTTCTGCGTTGGATTTAGCCTGATCTATGGCATCGTAAATATTAAGCCTTTCCACTCTCTTGCACTCGATATGTATCTGTGGAAGTCCAACCACATCAGCTGCACCAGTATTACCACAATATTGCTGTCCTCTGCTCGTTTTATAACCATATTCTTTAAGGATATTGGCAAGCTCACGTTCGCCATTTGCTCCTTTATCTCTGCTATTAATCTTTCCCAAAATACTCCTTTCTCCCCCGCCGTCCTGAAATAACGGCGGAGGCTGTACCAATGGCATGTCGTGACACATAGACCTTTGGGATTCCTTTTATTGAAAGCCCGTTAAGGCTCACAAGGCTTATAAGTAACTCTTCCCACACTTCCTGCGAAACTGCTCTCTGGCTTCCTGTGGAGTCTCTCCTTTAGTAATTGCTTCTTTTTCCCATGCTAACTGCCCTATTATTTTGGACATTTTTTCTGCCATGATATTGCCATGGATTGTATAAATGAGTTCACCGTAAGTATGGCAACGAGCACAAGCCGGAACTTTTAAACCACTATTCTCGGAAAATTCACGTCTTGGATTCCCGAAAACCAAATGATGTGTACAACAAGCAGGTGCCCCACAAAAGAAGCAATTTTCTTTATCGCCTGTGAGGATTGAATCCATGTTATACCTCCCCCAATAATTCACTTGACCATATAGGACCTGTAATGACCTTTGTAAATTTGCAATAATCACACTTCCCGCAACGCATAGGTTCTGTTTCACCATTTTTGAGTTGCAATATGTATGGAGTGTTCTTCTCGACTTCGATTAAAGCTTCGTCTAAAAGGCTTTGTTCACACTGGATAATCTCAATGTCAGCTACTTTCTCTTTAGAAACTGCAGCTATATAAAACGGTTTTCTTATTCCGGTATTAATTCTTTCAACCTCTTGGTACACGGCTCCCTGAATGTAGTACCCCCACTCTGCTAAAAAATTAATGTGGCCTATATCTGCGTGATAAAACTGTTTAGTTATGCTTTGGCAAGTTTTTAAATCAACGGTACATATTCCTTTATGGTAGCTATCAATCTTTATTTTCCACTCTGCACCGAACATGTTTGCTGTCATGATTACCTGTTTTTCTCCGCTCATCATCTGCATAAATTTTTCATCACGTTCGCATCTGGATATCATTTCATTTGCCTTGATATACTTCGCCTGTAAAGCTCCGTCTTTCTTAAACATACAAGGGTGCTGTGCTTTGAAAAGGCTTAAAGTTCCTTCAAAATGAGCGTCAACATAACTGCCAACCATAAGGGCATCCGATTCCTCCATATCTTCAACCCACGTACCATTTATTTTTGCAAGGGCGTATTCTTCACAACCAGCCTTACCGTATGTACCGCAAAAGTCTTTGTACTGACTCACAGAAAGATAATGCTTATTTGCTTCCTGACTGTAATAATTTTCAGCAGTTAAAATCATTCTTTTGGCTCCTTCTTCTTAAACGGATCGATAGGTTCTTCCTTGGTGACCGGGAAATAATCTTCAACCTTTGATTGACCATTTTTAACGGCATTATATACACCCCATAAATCAACAGCATCATCGTTAGACATCTGCGCCATATTGCGGCCTATATATTTTTCAATCTGTTCCCGTGTAACATTAAAGTCTTTCTTGAATAGTTTTTCTATCTTTTCGATCTTTTCAATGCTTGGTGTTTTCTCAAATTCGGCCTTTTGGGTATCACGGCATTCATCTACTGCCAGATCAACCACATCACCCGGAATAACTCCCAGGATACAGGCGCGAACCCTTCTAGCTCCAAAGTTCGCTGTCAGTTCATAAACATCGCGGCTGTCGGTCAATGCGTAGCTTCCTTTTTTAGTATCTCTCTTGTGCTCTACTCCGAAAATCTTAGTTACCCGTGTGTTGGTCTCAAGGTCCCAAGCGTAAGCCATCATTTCTGATCTTCCGTCTTTCTGTTCCAATTCGAGAATACCGTAATCAATATTCCCCCATGATTGCGCTATTGCTTCCGCTAATCTGATAGACGGTCCGGTGACATTTTGATTCCCCCTAGAATATGAGTAAAGAGACTGTTCCGCCAGTTTTGGGCGTTTGCACGCCCGTTTTATGCGGTTAATAGCTTCATATTCATCACGCGGAAACCGTTTTGCAATTACAATTGCAGCCTGAACTTCCTGAGCCTGACGGTTTACCATCATTTCCGTTTGAGTGCTTTTAGATACCTGAGTTAAATTTTGATCTATAATATCTGCCATGCCATACCTCCTATAATTCCACAACGGTCAAATCTGGATCATCAGTGGTCCTTGTAGCAATAAACTGCAGGCCCTTATCCTTACACTTCCGGTACAGTTCATTTCTCAAATCAGTAGAGAGCTTCTCACACCCATCAATAAGAATGATCTGTAAGCCGTTCGGCTTCTGGATAGCAACATCAATACACAGATCAAGCTTTTCACCATCGGAAAGGTTACTGATAGGAAGCCCATGAATAAGCGGTATACCATTCTGAACAGTAAGCCCCTTAATCGGGATAGATGCCTCTTGTAAAATCTCACCTGGGAGCATTCTGGCCTTTTCGATCTTCTCAGTAAGTAACCGGGATTCCTCTGCCAGCTTTTCAACCTCTGCCTGTAAGTTTTCCATTCTCCTGTATTCGTTAAGATGGCCTTTCATTTCCTCTACTGTTTTAGCCTGCTCAGATAGCCCGGAAACGTCCTTGATCTCTTTTGTGGCATATTCTTCATACTCGGTTAATTCAGCGTCATATCTGGCAATATTGGCCTTGTACGTCTGCTCTGCAACCTGGATCTTGTCCTGCTTCTTTTCTCCAAGTCCTTCCAGCTCTTTCTTACATGACCGGACCTGCTCTTCTAAAGAGGCGATCTGCTCTTTCAATCTGGTTTCTTTTCCAGCAAACTCCCGGTCAATAGCGTAGATTTCGATTTCCTTATCAGCTTCAAATTTACGTACCTTATTAGACCGATTCTCAAGGAGCCGCTTTGCTCTTTCAATGGTTTCATTTTCCTTTCGGATACGCTCAATCTCCCGGTAAAGTTCTCCTACATTCTCATTTTCCCATTTGCCAGCATCGTATCCGGTTGGAATTGCGGATGCGATATCCTCAATGAATGCCCTTTTATTTCTAATGTCACGGTTAAGGTCCTGACGGTGCATGAAGTAATACCCGTTCTCTGCCTGGATATCATTAAGGACCTGTAAAATGTTCTGGTCATAAGAAACCCAATCGGGCAATTCTCCAAACCACTCTTTGATCTTGTTGAGGTCCCAATCATACTCGATCATGTCAAGGATAATGGCGTTCTGCTGTTTCTTGTCCATTTCCATAAACTCCACCGGGGATAGCTGCAGTGTAGTGAAAATATCGCGCAGGAATGATTCCGGGCTTCCAACCTCCCGGCCGTCCTTCTTCACACTCTTGTAATCAGCCTGGCTTGTCCTTGATTTCCGGTCAATCCTGATCCCGTTGTCGGTTTCAATAATGATCTCTCCCTCATTTTCGCCATTCCTGACTATGTAATCTCTACCTGATTTATTGGTAAGGCCATAACGGATCGCATCAATAACTGACGTTTTCCCGGCTCCATTCTTACCAGAAAGCTCAATGCTTTCGCCGCCCATTTCATATCCTTTAATACCGAAAAGATTCGTGATCTTGATTTTTGTACACTTCATATATTGCAATCCTCCTGATTATGCCGTATAATACGGGTTATAATTTTGATTTATAGTTACACGACCTGCAGGTGTTGGCGCACCTGTGGGCCTTTTTCTTTTACCGCCGTTTCCCCAGCCGAATTGGTTCATTCCAATGGCTGCTCCGGCTTTGAGGGTTTTATGTTTCCTGCTCATTAGTATTCCTCGCAGCGTAGGTTTACTGGAAGAACAATTTTGATGTTCTCTCGTTTGCCTCTTTCGCCTGATCTGATAACAATTGCATCCTTCGGTCCTCTCAAATCAATTTTAGCCAGCGGAAAGCGTTCACCATAATCGCTGATAGAAGCCAGTGCATCTTTAAGAAGACTTGCATTTACTCCTATGGTCATACCCTTCGGTTCTGTCATTAAATCGTTCACCATTTTTTCTACGTCATAATATTCACCTTCTGGCTGAACATATCCCATGATAGATTCACCGACCTGCACATAAAGACGGTTTTTAGAAACTTCGATATCAACATAAGAATCGTTCCGTGTTATCTTTGGAATGTTTGGCTTTATGTAACATGAAAACGATTCATCGGCTTCCGTAATATCTGCATATTCAATCGAAACCTTATGCCCGTCAAGAGCAGTGGCTTTAATCGTCATTGTTAGACCGTCTACTGTTAAATATATCCATGGGAATTTATTTCCTTTATATTCTGGCCCGACAAATCTCTTTGTGTTTTCAATGATTTTCTTAAAATCCTTTGCGGATATTCTTGCTTTCATTCCACGCTTACCTCCTTTTTATCTTTGCAAAACATAAACTTTTCTGTTGGGACAAAATCCTCAATTACTATTTCTGGTTGAGAATATTTAAAACAACCATATCCTCCCTCGCCTACGTATTCACACTCTTCGCAGTCAAAACAGTCTTTTTGTTTCTTAGACATGTTTCCTCCTTACGCCACCTTTGCGGCGTTTGCTTCGTTAATTAGTTTCATATTCCTTGCCACAAAATGGACACCTTGAAAGCATTACCGGGATTTTCCCTTCTTTCTTTTTACCCTTTTTCCGTACAGTGAACGTAATGTATGCCCGGCCAGATAATAACTCGACTGGTCCGTCAGCCTCTTCGCACTCTGCTTTTTCAATAAGCTTCTGCTCCATTTCCTTCATGCAATTACACATTACTTTTCCTACCTCTCTTTCTACGCCGCTTCATCTGCAACATCTGCCCGTATGCTTTGGGTGATGTGCCGTAATCCTTAAGCACTCCGGTGTAATAGAAGTGATAAAAATTTGCTGGGTTCATTTTTACATCACCTCCTGCTTGTCCACAAGGAATTTATTGATAAAGTACTGCTGGCCCTTCGTTGTAACCTTGGGAGTTGGCTTTACATGACTAATTCCTCTTCCGTCAACAATTACGGTTTCTTTTGTCTCAATTAGCCCCATATTTGCTGATTTTTGAGTTGGCGTATTGTGGTCTGATCTTCTGCCCTTAATCAAATAACCGTTATTGCGCAACCATGCAAACATTCTCTTCTCTCCGATATCAACACCATTCTGCCGTAGGAGCTTAGCCATTTCACCGACCAGTATCGATGTATGACTGGCGGATACCGCATCGGCAAATATTTCCTTCGGCTTCATTCGCTGCACATCTTCAATCAGTATGGACTTGTCCGCTTTCAGCCTATCAATTTCCTTGTCTGCCAGCTTTAAGGCTCTGGCAAATACCTGCTCCGGGGTGTTCCAGGCTTTTTCAAGATCAAGGAAGTACTGCCGGTATACTCTTCCCTTCTCGGTCCGCTGGATCATGCAAATCTGTTTTGCCATATCCACTGATACTTCGTAATCAACAGATGGGCGGCCTCCTGTACTTTCGCTCTTTTTTGAGCAAAAGTCTTTTCCTTCCTCAAATCCGTACTCTGCCATTCTTGGGAACCAATCTTTAAAAGCTGTTTTGATTTCCAATCCTTCATGTAAATCCCTAGCTGATACTGTAGGGTTTTCAGATTCATAATTGATCTGAATTATTTCGTTCAATAAAATACCTCCTTTTGGTTGCTTCCATATTCTTCCAGTCTTATAATGTACTTACAGGCTCCTGAGCCAAGTAGATTATTAACTGAGGTTAAATATGGATAATGATATAGTTATTGATAACAAAACTTATAAAATGATGAAGTATTTATACAGGAAAAACGAAGCAAAAATTTCTACATTACAAAAAAAGTTTAAAGACGATGCAAGATCATTACCTTATCTCTGCGACTATAAGTATGCTTTGTATAGGAAACCAGATGGGACTTTAACGTTTGAATCTAGTTCCATTCATCATGACGGTACATTGGGTCTTACTCCTCTTGGAAATAAGTATGTAGAAAATAAAAGGGAAACTTTTATCCAATGGTTTGTCCCAATCTTAATATCATGCTTATCTGCGGTGATCTCTCTGCTGGCTATTGCAATATCAATTTTTTCTAATAGCCATGAAATCTTTGTTCATATCGTAAAGTGATATAAAAGCATTCCGATTATCGCGATAGCATTAATAACGGATAAGGTTATCGCGATATTAGCTTTCGTATGTGCTTTGCATGCAACTCCTCTTGATTCAAAATAGCACTCCAAGACTTCTCTGTATGTCACTGGTCTATCCAATTCCATATCTTTGTCAGACATAAAATCCTCACCTCCTTATCTCATCTGGCAAAACACCACCGCTACCAACGCGGCTATGATGATTGCCTCAACCTCCGCAATTAATCGGTAACGTTTACGCTCGCTGTCTGATGCACGGAATAGCCTGCGGTAAAATATCCATTCCATAGCTTGTCCTCCTTTCAAAACAGTTTAAAGTATGTACACGCTGCCACTATCAATCCGATGACTACCACAGCAACTATGGGACACATTATGTATTCTGTTAGAGCCAGTGATGGGCTGTGGTCGGTGTAATCGTCTAGGGGGTCATAGTACTTTTTCATACCTGCTCCTTTCCTCTTACTATCTGTAGGATTTCCTGATCGCTTAATCCAAGGGTAGATACTAAAGTCCATAAATCTTCAAGCCTAAATGTTTCAGGATGCTGCCATCGATAATTTATCGTTCCTTCCGGGCGATTTAAGCGGCGCGCAATCTCCTTTGTTTTTATCTGCTTGATTTCCATTCTTTTTCTAATAGTAACGCGAGCAATCAGCTTCTTTTGCTCAAAGTCACTTAATTTCAATTTTGGCACCTTACTCCCTCACCTTCTCGATTGTAGGATAAACTCCATTATCTTTTAGTAACTGGTAAAGGAATAGCCTACCTTTCTGTGTCCACTTGGTATTCATCTTCACATCAGGTGTCCCGTCTGATCGGGTTATATCTATTGTTTCTGAATGTGTATACCCACAGCTTTGATGAGCCTTATACAATAGCCACTGCCCACTTTGTTTATATTGAACCTTTAAATCATGTAAGGTTCCATTCATTTCCTGACCGCTCATTCCGTAGTCCTTGGCGATCTGTGTAATAGTGACAAGGCCGGGGTTTTTGAGTATCTTGTCCATGTAATCAGCTTTAGGCTTTAACTCGCCTATCAACTGATTTTTGACATTAACTTCCTCTTTAAGCTGCTTATTTCGTTCTTTTTCTTCTTTCAGTGCTGTAAAAGCTTTGATTGCTAAGTCTGGATCATTAAGCAGTTCATCTACTGCATATACTCCATGCTTACGGATTGACGGGAGAACATCCGCTGTCACCCAGTGTTTAAATTTCTTTGCAGATGGCAGTTTGCTTAAAAGAATTAAGCTATATAGCCCACTCTCATTTATGACGATGGTTTCTTTATTCTGTATTCCATCAAAGACCATCAATTTGGTTTTGTCATCACCATCAACGTGCCTGTTAATATCTCGACTACCGTTTTGGTACCCGAGGATACCAGCAACATCTTTCCCGACAAAGTATGGCTCATTTTCAATGATTACTGTTCGAATCTGCCCTAACTCTGCATTGCTAAAGATTTTTAAATCGTTCAAATATGTACCTCCTTTTCGTTATTTTTGTTCTGAATGTCTTCAACAAAAACGTCAATTGGAACACCAAAATACCTTGCTAAAGCCATGCGTTTCTCCACTTTTGGAGTATATCTTCCATACTTCCAATTTGTTAATGTTGCCGTGGAAACACCTGTCTGCTTAGCGACTTCATAATCAGTCACTTTAGCTTTGTCTCTTAATTCTGCATATTTTTGATACAAATTCATACCTCCTTTTCTAAAATCTATTGACATTAGTTAAGTTTTCTAATATAATCAAGTTACCATCTAAACTATATAAGAAAACTCATCAACGCTTTTACTTAGCTATGTTCTCTAAGTTGTTTTTAGTATAACTTAGTTTTCATAGTCTGTCAAGTATAAGTTTTAGTTTTCATAGCTTTTTTTAAGGAGTACGAAAATGTATGAAATATTTGAACAACTATTAGAAAAATATGGAGTTACCACTTATCAAGTGGCAAAAGCAACGGGAATCTCCACATCGTCTTTTACAGGGTGGAAACAAGGAAAGTGGGGTTTTAAACAAGATAAATTAAAGAAAATAGCGGATTTTTTTGGTGTCTCAATCGAGTACCTCATGACAGGTAGTGAAAACAGCGAAGAGAAGAAAACAGATTTAGTACCTATTTCAGAAAGGGATATTGCAAAAAGGTTTGATGATATTATAGGTGATATGAGCGATCCTGATGGTAGCCCTCTTTATTTCAATGGCGTAGAACTTGATGATAAAACCAAAGAAATCATGGCAACTTTTGTAACTAATGTAAGGCAGCAATTTGAATTAATGCAGGAAATGGCTAAGAAAAAATAAGTTAGGTCTGGCAGTTGGAGGGAAAATGAGTATAAAGGGGACTACACAAGAGTTATTTGTTGGAAAGAATAAATCTACAATATTAACTATGTTAGGCAATAAAAAGATTATCAATTATGAAGATTTGAAGCGTATTAACTATATGTACTCATCGGGAACTGAAATAGGTTTTTTGAGTTTTGTAAATTATAGCAACCGGGAAAATAGATTTGAGTTTGGCAAAAATGCAAATGAAAAAATATCTAGAACAATAGATTTAATAAAAGAAAATATGCCAGAGTTAGAAATACGCGAGCAACAAGTAACTGACCTAAAATTTTATCAGCGTAATTTGTTTACTATCATCATAAGTTTTGTTTTGGGATTTCCTATCGGAACAATAGGCCTATATCTTATGTGGCACTATAAAAAGAGCTATATAACAGGAAGAATTCTCGTCACTTTTATGGCGCTGTTGTTTTGGGGGACGTGTGGTTATATTTCATACCTTGGTTATGTATCATCTATGAATAGTGTTAATGAAGCAATGGCAGAATATCAGAACACCATGAACAACCTTTATTCTGGTATACAATCAGACAATCAAGGTGAGGTGTTACAAACTAGCCCTGCCGAAATGTTAGAAACCAATGAAAGTTCAGTAGATGAAGTATACAATGTAGGAGATGTCTACGAATCAAAAGAAATTAAAATAATGTACTTGAACAGTGGTGACTATAGTGTAGAAAATGAGTATAGCCAACCGGAATCAGGAAACAAATATATATTTATAGAATTTTCAGTAGAAAATGTTGGAAATTCAGATTGTAGTGTAGGTTACGCTTCATTCCGTTGCTATGCTGATAATACAGAATGCTCTAACCCAATTATATCAAGCGAAGGATCAATGCCTATAATCACAAGCTTGTCACCTGGGAGGAATACTAAAGGAAAAATATTTTATGAAGTTCCTACAGCTGCAGAGAAAATAGAGATTGAATATGAAACCAATATACTGACACAAGAAAAAATATATTTTAACTACAAGTAAATAAAAACCGCCCCGGAACATACCGGAACGGATTTTATAAATCATACCAGACAATGGCCTGATACAAGGTTTTCGCAGACTTATTGTATCACGAATGCGCCAATCTGTCAAAGGTATGGCGTATTTTTTATACCAAAAAAACAAGTAATGAAAGGAAGAACGATATGCCTACAGCAAGAAAACTGCCATCAGGATCATGGAGGGTACAAGTATTTGATTATACAGATGAAAATGGAAAACGACACTATAAATCTTTTACGTGTGACAACCCCAAAAATGCGGGGAAGAAAATAGCGGAAAATATGGCGACCGAGTATGCTTTGACCAAAGAAACAAGGTCTAGGACTAAAAAAACTTTTGGACAGGCCCTTAAAGAATATATTTCCATGAGGGAACCTGTAGTCTCACCGCGTACCATACTAAATTATAAGAGATTACAAGATAAGGATTTAAAAGTATTGGCTAATATTGAGATAAATAATATCACACAAGAAATAATTCAAGATTTTGTAAACAACGATGCTAAAGTACATGCCCCTAAAACTGTTAGAGACAATCACGGGTTAATTTCTGCTGTTATTAAACAGGAGCGCCCAAGTTTTGTATTAAATACAGTTTTACCAAGGCCAGTACGTCCACAGCTATATATACCATCAGATGACGATGTCAAAAAGCTTATAAAATTAGCGGCTGGAACTGATTTAGAGCTGCCAATTTTACTCGCTGCTTTCGGACCGATGCGGCGCGGTGAAATATGTGCGCTTGACACTAATAATATTAATGGGAATATCGTTCATGTGTGTAAAAATATGGTTTTGGCGCCAGACAAGACATGGGTTATAAAAGCGCCTAAATCTTATGCTGGAGACCGTTTTATAGATTACCCTGACTTTGTGGCTGATAAGTGGAAAAACATGTCAGGAAAGGTCACAAAACTAACACCTGATAATATAACTACTCGTTTTTCAAGAATGTTAAAAAGTTCTGGTATAACACATTTTAGATTTCACGATTTAAGACATTATTCTGCAAGCATTCAACACGCGCTTGGAATACCGGATGCATATATTATGAGTCGTGGTGGTTGGGGAAATGATGGCGTATTAAAAAACGTATATCGTCATGCTATGATGGGGAAAACACAAGAAATGAATCAGATCGCGAACACATATTTCAGCTCTATGCAACATGAAAATGCAACACAAAAAATAAAACCCCAGTAAACACTGAGGTTTTAGAGAGGCGACAACCAGATTTGAACTGGAAAAATAAAATGTAAAAAATAGCTGATAGTACCGGGATTCCTTATAAATACATGGTTTACCGGTACTATTTATTTAGTTTATTTTCTAAATATTCAATTAAAAAGTAAACTTTTATAAAGCTATGCATCACGAGATGCAACACGAATCACAGTTATGTATTAGTATCCAGGTCCATAATCTCTTTTCGTTTTTTGCTTGCCTTACAAATAATTTTCTCCGCAATGCCAGGTATTGGTTCTCTCTCCCTCATACATTCGCAAATTGCATAATAATCTTTTTGCGGTAATTCAATAATATACCTGTAAAAATCACATATGACTTCATCGTTAGTCTTGCTCACGTCCCCATTATGCCTCCTTTGTAAGTCACTACTAAACCTCCTTATCCACATTATAATATTTTATCCACGGTAGTTAATTCCTCCTTTAATTATACGAACGCACGTTCGATTTGTCAAGATTACTTATTGTTTTAAAATTGCAACATTAATCACGTGATTTATAACTAAATTATAGCTGGAAATAAAATATAAGCAAATACAGTAATTTCCATATTTACCATATTTTACTAAAAATAAAATGCGTTTTGTAACAAAAGACAATTGACATAGCACCGAACGCTAAAAATAATGCACCGAACGCTACTTTTTTCGAGAATAAGAGGCGAATTTTTTACATGTATATTTTTTAAATTCCACATTTTTCACATTAAAGACGCAATAATGATATCTTGTGTCTCAATATTCCAATATTTCTCCACCCTACCGGGACTTTTTCTCCATTCTTCATGATAACGTTGTAATTATCATAATCTATTTCCTTTACGTAATTAAGATTAATCACATACGACCTATGACAATGGAATAGATCTTTATTGTTTTGGGAAGTCAATTCTTTAAGCGATGCAGTGATATTACTTGTTCCACTTTTTTTATGGATAATCACTTTTCTCTTCGTGTCTGGCAAAACACTTATGTAATAGATTTCATTTACATTTATTTCATAAGAATCACTAACCTTTAAATAACTACGGGTTTCCGCCTCTAAAGTTTGAACAGCATTGTATAATTCTTTTAGACATTCTTTTATTCTAATCAACATAATATCCGGATCACCCTTTAAAATATAGTCTTTTACTCCAATTTTTAACCTATATGTATCTAGCGCAAAATCGTAGGCCGTGATCATGACAATGTAAGCATTAGTATTATGTTTCCTGATTTCCACAGCCAGTTCAAGCCCGCTCATTTTATTTTCACCCAAATCGATGTCCAAGAAATATAGTGACATTGTGTTATTTTTAATTTTTTTAATAATCTCTAATGGATCGTTTGTAGCGCAGACGATTTCCATTTCATCTAAAATATCTATATGTATGACTTCCGACACCATCTTCTTTAAGATATTAAGCTGCTTTGGTTCATCTTCGCATATGTATACCGGTATCATTATGCCCCTCCTGGTAATAGTTTTTATTAGATATTACTATGTAAACGAGCATATATATTTGGTAAATTTATCCAAAAGTGTTATTACAATAAGTAAAACTCATATTCTTATTGTATTGTAGTGTTTTTAAGGGTAGAATATAGGCATAAAGATTGTAAAACGAGGTGGGATATGAGTGTAAAGGGGATATCACAAACACTGTTTGTCCGTAAGGAAGAGGCTATTATAGTAACATTTAGTGGAAATAAGAAACTTATCCTATATGATGATTTGAAACAAATAGATTACATATATGCTATGGAACGTAGATGCGGATTTATTGAATTTATAAACAATGATAATCATCTAATACGATTCAAATTTAATACAAAAGCAAATGAAAAAATATTAAAAACTGTAAAATTAATCAGAGGAAACCGACCGGATCTCACAATGAATGAGAAGCACATTGAAGATTTCAAGTTTTATAAACGCTTGTTTCTTACTGCACGATCAGTTATAGTTGTAATTTCATTTATTATTTTACTTTTCGGATTTACAGGCTTATATACAGTCTATACACGCCATTCTAATGCAGTTGTTGATAAGGTCGTGTCAGGTGAATCATTAATAAATGAGGAGTATAAGTCTATTAATGAATCAGATAATGCCACCTTAGTATCAGAGAAAACAGAAGCATATTCTACAACGCTCATCGCCGGACATTACTTAGTAGGCACCGACTTACCAGTTGGAACATATAATTTTTATAGCAAAAAAGGTACAGGTAATTTAATTTCAAGCGATGGAACAGTAAATGTTATTTTTGACCATAATAATGAATCTGGCAAAAATATTGGAATAGATAACTTCGGAACCGAAGAGTTGAATAACATATATCTCTCAGAAGGTATAACATTGACGTTGACTGGAAATCAGGAAGTTTCCGCAGGTTGTGATGATGGGTTAGTTGATTCAATGGTTGACAGAAATCAAGAAGGATTGGAAGAATTAGAAATAGGATACGGACAATATGGAGCTAGTGATAATATTCGTTCTGGTACATATGATGTAGAGTGGATCGAAGGAACAGGAAATATTATTTGCTCTTCTAGCATTGATTCTGGAATAAATGAAATTATGGGTGAAACCACCGACGAAAGTGCAATTAATGATTCACGCATTAAAAAATTTAAAAATTTAACAATAAATGAAGGCGACGTCCTAGAAATAGACAAAATTAAAGTTAAACTTATACCTAGTAAATAAATAATTATTTTAGAGGTAAGAGCACAATCGCCCTTACCTCTTTAT